TCAGAACTGGAGGGTGACGGTGGCGGGATCGCCGCGACCGAGGCGGTTCGAGAGCTGGTAGATGCGGATTGCCAGTGTCTGACCGGGGCCGAGTGGCGCACCCCAGTCGGTGGTCTGCTGGGCGACGGTGTAGAGGACGGACGTCGTGGTGCTGGTCAGCGCGCGCTTGACCGCTGCCCCGTCGAGGATCTTGACGTCGTAGCTTTCCAGGTCTTCGGCCAGCGGCACCTCGACCTGTTCCCAGGCATCGGCCACCAGCGCGCGGGATCGCCGCGTCCAGCGGATCGTCAGATCGCCCGGGCTGCGCGCCGTCCGCCATGGCTGCGCGACATGGACCGGGGCGAAGGGCACGAGGCCGCGACCGGCGGGCGTGAAGGCCAGCGCGGTGTAGCTGGCGTCGCTGACGGACCGCGCCGCGGGGCCGATGCGCCAGTTCCATGGCAAGCCAAGATCGGCCTCGGCGATGGGCAGCGGGGCAAGGGCGGAATCCACCACCACCACTCGTGCCCCGGCCGGGGTGGGATTGCCCATCGCGGCTTCGGTGCCGCGCTGGCCACGAAGGAGGCGTGTCAGGCGATAGCGGCCGGTGGCGATCAGTTCGGCGGCACCCGCCTGCACGATTTCCCATTTGCCCGGCGCGGATTCCACCGCCAGCGCGTTGGCGCCGCCGAACAGGGTCAGATCGGTGACGCTTTCCAGCGTGCCAGAGGCCAGATCGACGACCAGCGCATTGCCGAGATCGAAGCGCGAGGTCGGGCCAGGATAGAAGTCCGACACCAGCGTGCCGATCCGGGCGCGACTGCCAAAGGTGGTCAGCAAGTTGAACCCATCCGACGAGGGGCTGCGGAACACCGCCATCTCGCCCGGCCAGGGAACGGCGTGCGCCGCGACCATTGGCCGGTGCGCGGGCTGGTCCTCGGACAGTTGCGGCAGGTCGAGGAGGACCACATCCGGCGCGCCGAACACAACGGACCGCGTCAACGTGGCCGGTCGCGGATCGCCTGGTGGCAGGTCATAGGCAGCGCGGTCCTGGCGGACAGCCTCGATGCCACGACCATCGAAATCGGCGATGGACACAAGACGGAACTCGATGTCGCGGCCATCATGCACCAACCGGATCACGTCGGCTGGGTCGAGAGCCAGCCGGGACGGCGGCAGGCGGAAGGTGGCAGTCTCGCGGCCGATCCAGGCTTCCATCAGTGCGCGGCGGCAGCGGCGTTCGGCCTCCTCGGGCGGAATTGCCATCAGGAAGGACTCGGAGGCGATGCGGGTGGTGTCGACGGTGATCCGGCGCGCTTCGACCTGTGCCGCGTCGTAATCCTCCTCGGCGCGCGCGACCTGCCACTTCAGCGCCTGCGGCAGTTCGGTTTCCTGCGCGCGGACCAGTTCCAGCGCCTCGCCCTCGCGGGAGGCGACGAGGTCGTCATGGGTCAGCGTGATGCTGGACGCCCGCCCGCGCATGACAAAGCGGATCATGCCTTCCGTCTCGATGGCATCGAACCCGAAATGCCGCGCAAGCGTGCTGATCGAGGATCGCGGGGCTTCCAGTGCGGTGATCGCATAGCCTTCGACAGCCCCCCAGAGGCCGGATACGTCGATCAGCGCCTCGGGCATCCCGGCGCGAAGACAGAGGTGACGCACGAGGGCGGCCAGCGACACGGCGCCCAGCCTGCCAGTCAGCCAATGGCCCAGCCGCCAGTTCGGGCCATCGGTCCAGACGTCGGTCAGTTCGGGGAAGAACGGATAAGGCCGCGCGTCCCAGGTCCAGGCGGCGCATTCCGGCACATGCACCATGCGGTCGCCATAGACGGCGGAGATCGGATTGTTGGCCGGGTCGCCCCAAAGCAGGTAGCTCGCTTCCAGATAGGCGCGCTGGATCGCGTCATCCCGCCAGCCGCGCGAGAAATACGGCGTGAAGCTTTCCGATGATTTCGGATCGAAGAAGACGTTGGGCTGGTTGGTGCCCCGGTCGATGGCGGGGCAACCCAGTTCGGTGAAACGGATCGGCTTGGATTGCGGCACCCATGTAGTGGCCAAGCCGCTCTCCACCCCGCCCGGCCGGTTGAAATGCTGGCTCTGCCACCAGGCGCGGATATCCTTTGGGCGAAACACCCAAGGCTTGCCAACCGCGCCATCGGTGATCGGCGTGCGGATTTGCGCGGAGCGGTCGGTGGCGCTGGCATAGAACCAGTCGAACCCTTCACCGCCCGCGATGTTCGCCTGCAAATAGGCGCGGTCGTAAATCGCAGGCCAGCCTTCGAGCGCATCTGCATGATCGAAGCCATCCCGCCAGTCGGACAGCGGCAGGTAGTTGTCGATGCCCACGAAATCGATGTTGGCATCCGACCACAGCGGATCGAGGTGAAAATAGACATCACCGCTGCCGTCTTGCGGATGGTGGCCGAAGTATTCCGACCAATCGGCGGCATAGCCGATCTTGGTGCCCGCGCCGAGGATGGCGCTCACGTCGGCTGCGAGGGTCTTGAAAGCGGTAACCGCAGGATAGGTGCTGGACCCCGAGCGGACGGTGGTCAGGCCGGGCATCTCGGTACCGATCAGGAAGGCATCAACCCCGCCTGCTGCGGCGCAGAGGTGCGCGTAGTGCAGCACCATGCGGCGCAGGCCCCAGTCAGAAGGCGAGCCAGTGAAGCTGACACTCTCGCCCGACACGCTGAAATTCCCCGGTGTCGCCGCGCCGAACAGCGCCGACACTTGCGTCGCGGCCGTGCCGGTCTTGTCGACCGATCCGACAAAGCCAGCAGCCGGAGAACAGGTGATCCGCCCCCGCCATGGAAATGCAGGTTGGCCCGGCGTGGCGGCATTGGCGCTGTAGGGGTTCGGCAGGGTGTTGCCGGGCGGGACATCCATCAGCAGGAAGGGATAGAAGGTGACGCGCAGCCCACGCGCCTTCATCTCCTGGATCGCCTGCACCACCGCGAAATCCGCCGGCGTGCCGCCATAGACCGGCCGATCTTCGGCGTCACGGCTGACCAGGTGGGCACTGGCCCGGCTGACCCCGTTCACCGACCAGTTGGCGGGCGTGGTGGCCTTGGACGCGACCTCGACGCCGGGCTTCACCTTGCAGAACCCTGCGCGCAGGTCGTTGCCGAACCACGCGACGACGAGGCTGACGCTCTCGACCGCCGGGGCCATGGCCTGCAGCCGGTCCAGCGCCACGACGATGTCCGGTTGATCGGGCAGCGCGTTCAGGTTCTCGGCCACGGTTGCACCACCGCTGCCTTTGCGGATGGCGGCGGTGGCATAGGTGAACTCGCCCGAGGCCGGGATCATTGTGACGGCGCGGGTCAGACCCTCGGCGGTGTCGGCATCGGCAAGTGGCCGCAAAACTTCGAAGCTGAGTTGCGGCAGGCGGTTGCCGAAGGTTGCCAACGCCAGATCCTCGAACACGACGTAGGCCGTACCGCGATAGGCGGGCGTGTTGGCCGCCCCCATCTTGGCGGCGATGAAGGGATCGGCCGACTGCGCCTCGTTGCCGGGATACCAGCGCCAGGTCACACCAGTCATGTCCATCGCCTTGCCATCGGCCCAGACGCGGCCGAGGCCGGTGATCGGGCCTTCGCACAGCGCCACGGCGAAGCTGGCATAGTAGAGGTATTCGGTCGTCTTGACCTTGCCGCCCCCGCCGCCCTTCCCGCCGCCTTGGGTGGTGGTCTTGGTCTCCTCGCGGAAATCGGTCGCCCAGATGATGTTGCCGCCGATCCGCATCCGGCCATAGAGGCGCGGGATCACCGCACCTTCGGTGGCCGAAGTGATGCGCAGCGTGTCGAGCCGCGCGCCCTCGATCCGTTGAGCCGGAGCCAGCGACGACACGATCCAGCTGTCGACCACAGACCCCACGGTCGATCCGATGAAGCCACCGATGGCTGCGCCGGAGAAACCGAGGATCGCGCCGCCAAACGCCCCGCCGATGGCAGTGCCGACTGCGCCGAGGACAAGGGTGGCCATGGAAAACTCTCAGCGTTGGGGAAAGAGGAAGGCGAAGGCGATGCGGCGTCGCCATGTTGGGGTCAGCGGTTCCTCGATAACCCCGAGGCGCTCGTAGGCGTGCAGGAAGGTGTCGGGGCCGGTCAGGATGCCGACATGCTTGGCGATGGCACGCGGCATCATGCGGAACAGGATCAGCGCGCCGGGTGAGGCATCGCCGGGTGCGATCTCCGGCATCATGTGGCGCGCGCCCTCGGCCAACACCTCGCGCTGGCCGCTTTCGCCCCAGTCCCGGCTATAGGGCGGGATCGGGAAAGGCTCGGGCCCCACCACCTCGCGCCAGACACCGCGCGCAAGGCCAAGGCAATCGCAGCCGACGCCCTTGAGGCTGGCTTGGTCGTGGTAGGGCGTGCCCAGCCAGGACCGGGCAACAGCGATCACGAGGGTTGGATCGGCCGCTGTCACAGCACAGCCCCCTCGTGGCCGCCGTCAGTGGTGGCATAGCGCAGGACCGCATCCTGGCCGGGGATGTTGGGGAAGCCCCGGAAGTTGGCAACATTGGCGAACTTCGTGCCGCAGGTCGCGATGCGCTTGTCGCACCCGGCGCGAATGGTGAAGGTGTCTGTCCCGGCGATAGCACGCACCGGGGCTTCCAGCAGGGTCAGCACGGCGACGCCGTCGACAAGGTCATGCGACAACACCTCGGCCCGCCGCCCGGCATTGACGCCACTGGTCCAGTCGAGGGTGCCGAAGGTGAACCAGCCGGAGGTGAAACCACCGAGACCAGAGGCGGTGAAGGCACGGTCGCGCAAGAGGTCGAGGATTGCGCAGGTTCCCTTGAAGGCAGGAGCCTCGAGATTGACCCCGCAGCGCGCATCGCCAAGGGCGACATCGCAACTCGCCTGAAACGTCCGCCCAACCGTCTGGCCGAGGACATGCGCCAGTGATCGCACCTCGGCCACGAAGGCCAACCGCCCGCGCCGGATCTGGCCGATGGCGCCGCGCCGCATGAGCAGGCGCTGGGATGTCGCGGCCCAATTCACACGCCACACTTCGACGGCCGCATTGTCCCAGCGGCCGTCAAGGATATCGGTCTCGGTGATCCGGTCAGAGGACAGCACGCCTTGGGCATCCTGCGCATCCACGGACAGGTCGGAACCCGACCGCACCTCGGAGGCCGCAAAGCCGCTCTCCGGCTCGAAATCGGTACCGTCGAACATCAGGGTCCGGTCGTGATCGGTGAATCCGAGCGTCACCCCATCGGCCCGCACGATCCGCCAGCACCAGGCCAGCGTCGTCGTGCCCTCATCGAGATGGGCCTGAAGCGCGGGCGGGAAAGCCTTCACTTCCGCCCCCACCCACGCCACAGCGCGACCGAGGCCAGCGCCGAGGAAACCACGCCCCCGGCCGTGCCGGTCAGGGCGTAGAGGTTGAAGGGGCGCAGATCGAAGCTGCCGGTGACCAGATCAAAATCTGCCAGCCCGGCGATGGCCAGCCCGGAGGCAGCAAGACAGGCCAGATAGATCAGCCCGCGTGCAAGGTTCCAGTTCATGATGTTGCCTTTCCTTTGAGAAATTCCATCAGCCGCTGCCACCACGAGGGGGTTGGCGCAGTTTTGGTCGGCATCGGCGGCTGCTGGATCGCCGGGCGCAGCAATGCCAGCGCTTCGGTCTCGGTCAGTCGCCGTATCGGTCGCGAAAAATCCACCCGCCCGTTGCTGTCGACCGCCCAGACCGGAATGGTGCCGGTCGGATAGCGGCCGTCGCGGAACAGATCGCGTTCGGCCTCGCGGCGCGACCGAATCGCCGCCGGTCTGAGCCAGCCCATGAAACCCTGCGCGGTTGCGGCGCGGTTGCCCGCGTTCAGATGGCGGGTCAGCGAAGCCTTGGCGATGCCGCCTGTGTTGTAGTGGAAACTGACCAGCGCATCGAACTCGTGCGGTTCCAGCGGCACCTTCACCGCGCGCAGCACCTCGGCCTCGTAGGCCACGATGTCGCTGCGGAAGAGCCGGAACGCCTCGCGGATACCGGCGTCGAGATCGACGGGCATGCCGCGCGGCATCCGGGCTGGATCGGGCGGCCCCGCCGAGGCAGTATGGCCTATGCCGAAGGTCCAGACATTCTTCACATCGAGATAAGGTCCGGGCACGAGTCCTTCGTGCCGGACGAGGGCCAGCAGGCCCCGCTCGGTCATCTGCATGGGATCACCCGAAGAGAGAGGAAAGGATCAGGATCAGCGCGGCGACCAGAAGGCCGATGCGCAGGCGATGGCTGAAGGCCTGTGCCGGGTCGGCGGCATCGCAGCGGATGGCGCGCGCAAGGCGGAGAAGTTCATGCATCGGGGGTGCCCCCCTTGCCGCTGCGCAGCCGGGCTAGGACGACCTCGATGAAGGCGGGGCCGAAGACGCCGACGAGATAGGCGGCAGAGCCGGCCGCACCCCCGGCCGGGATCGCTTGCGATGGCAGGCTTAGCCAGGCGGTGATGACCGCCATGGACAGGCTGCCCATCCCCGCCGCGATCAGACCGCCGAGCAGGATGTGACGCAGGGCATCGCGCAGCCGCATCCGAGTGGTCAGGGCGTTGGTCGCCCCGCCAAGCGCGCCCCAGGCCGCCAGGATGACGGCGGTGGAGGTTGCCAGATCGCGCAATGCGGCGGCGATGAAGCCGGTTTCTTCGTTCATCGCCGGATCTCCAAGAGCGGGATGGATGTGATTGACCCGAGCCGCTCGAGGTCGAGGGTGACGTCGAGCATGTCAGTGTCGAAGCGGACCGGGACGTCGAATTCGAAACCGGCCGTGATTGCGACGCCTGCACCCGGGGCGGTGGTGAAAGTCACGCTGCCGGTGGTGGTGTTGACGCTCCAGCCGGTCATCTGCTCGACCCCGTTCAGGGCGATGCGGACAGTGCCGGCCACCGGCTTGGCGATGGCACGGGTCCAACTTTGCGCGCCGGAAGTGTAGCGTTTCAGCAGGGCGAAGGTGGTGACCGCACCATTGCCGGTGCCGATGGGCTGGTCAGTCGGGGCGACCGGCTGCGACGGCAGGCAGGATTTGTAATCTGCCCAATCCTTGTAGCGAAAGCCGTGCAGGCGACCATTCCGGGCTTCGAAGAAGGCCACGACCGCCGCAAGATCGTCAGCGCGGCGGATGCCATAGGCCACATCATAGCGGCGGCGGGAGTTGGCCCAGCTTGCGTTGCGCTCCTCGTCACCGCTGGCCAGTTCGACCACTTGCGTGCGTCGTTCCGGCCCCCCGCGCGCCCCGCGGCTGATGTTGTCGGGGAACCTGACTTCATGGAATGCCATCACATGCCCCTGCGACCCAGCGAAACGGCGCGGGCGATATCGCTCGCCACCTGCGTGCGCGATTGCCGGAAGCTTTCGGCATCGCGCGCCATGATGGTGACGTTGACCGCAGGCGCGCTGGATTGGCCGTAACCTGCTGCCTCGCGGCGGGAGAGCACACGCTCGCCCTTCTGAAGGATCGCAGGAACTTCGTCGGGCTTGATCCCGGCCCATCCGCCCGCATGCATGCGCGGGGCATTGGCAAAGGCCAGCGCGGGAACCATTCGGCCCGGGCCCGGCGATCCGACCATGCCACCGGTGTGCAGGATATTGGCGAATATCCCGCCCGCACCGCCGAGGGCCCCGGACAGCGCGTTGGCGATGGGCCCGAGGATGAACGTCCGCGCGGCCAGCTTGGCCAGATCGGCGATCATCGAGGTGACCAGATCGCGGAAGTCGAGCTCGCCGGTCTTGACGAACTCGCCCACCGCGTTCTCGGCCGAGGTGAAGGCCCCGACCAGCGCCTGGCCGATATCGCCGCCGATATCGCGCGCCTTGGTGGCATAGTCGGCGAGTGCCGCAGTCACAGCGCCCCAGCCAGTCGCCGCCTGGTCGGCCCCTTCGGCAGCATCCGCACCGGCGTCGCGCGCAGCCGCACCGGCGCTTCCGGCAGCAGCTGCGGTGTCGTCCAGTTCGGTGTTCAGGGCATCCGCCGAACTGGCGGCATCTGCCAGCGCCGTTTCGGCATCCGATCCGGTTCCGATCACCGCGTCTCGCAGCGCCTGCCAACTGGCCAGCGGACGCCCGGCAGCATCGGCCAACATTCCGGCGGCCTCGCGATAGCCATCGGCCCGGCCACGGGCATCTTCAGCCATCGTGCCAAGTCCGAGGTCGGGTGGCTCGAGGTAGGTCCGGGACAGCGCGGCCGAGAAGGCATCGGCGGCGGCCGCGCCAGCGGCAGTCGCCGCCCCCTCAAACGGGTTGCCGATCCGGCCCAATTCCACGGGATCGAGCGTGCCGATATGCACCCCACCTTCGCCGACGGCCCATTCGGGCAGCAGCGCCAGCGCGGCGTTCAGACCGTTGATGAAATTGTTGATGCGTGTCACGACACCATTCAGCATCGCCTCGACGCCGGAAATCAGCCCGTTCGCGGCCTGGAAGGCGAAGTCGCCGATGGCGCCGGGCAGACTGCCCCAGATCGCGACGGCAGCATCATAAGCGCCCTGGAAGATCGCTGCCGTCCGGTCGCCGAAACTTACGACGCCCGCGATGGTGCCGTCGAGCGCCGACAGCCCGGCCGCCTTCAGTCCCTCCCAGCCAGAGGACATGTTGGCGAATGCAGCGTCGAGCGAAATGCCGATGCGCGACCAGACTTCCTTGGCGAGATCGCCCAGCAGGCGAAAGGCTTCGCCCACGCCGCCGACACGGGTCACAAGTTGCGAAAACAGATAGACCAGTTCTCCGGCACCGACGATCAGGGCACCGATCCCTGTCCGGATCAGCGCCCCGCGCAGGAAGACCAGTGCCGTGGCAAGGCCACGCACTGACAGCGCGGCGACGGCCAGCCCGACCACCCAGCGACCGGCCATGAAGGCGGAGAAGGCCGCGGCATAGGTGGCGAGCCGTGCCAGATTGTCGAAAACCGCAGTGATTGCGCCGCCGATGGGCCCGGTGCCGCGCGCCATGTCGGCCAGAGCGTTCGCCACCGTTTCCAGCGCCGGGGCGAGAGCGGCGGTCAGGCGGTTGGTGAGGCCGAGCCAGATCAGGCTCAGCTTGGCGATGGCATCGCCGGTGCGTTCGATCTGCGCGGCATCTGCCGCGCTGACCGCCACCCCGAAATCCTGCACATCCTGTGCCGCCTCTCGCAAGGTCGCGGAGTCGATGCGCAGAAAGGCCAATGCCGCGCGGTCGCCAAACAGGTCGGATGCCACGGCGGCGCGTTCGGCCTCGGGCACGAACTGGTTCAGTGCCTCCTGGATGGCGACGATGCGCTGGTCGAGCGGCAGCGCCTGCAATTGGGCGGCGGTGAGGTTCAGCCGTTGCAAGGCACCAACGGCCGATCCCGATCCGGCCGCCGCCTCCGACAGCCTCGTGGTCAGCTTCTTGGTGGCCTGTTCGATCTCGCCCATCGAAACTCCGGCCAACTCGCCAGCCCATGTCAGCACCTGAAGGCTTTCGACAGTGGTCCTGAGCGAAGCGGCCATGTCGGCCTGCGCGCCAATCACGTCGAGGCCCGAACGGACCATCGCCACGCCTGCAGCCGCTGCGGCGGCCGTCACGGCGGCAAGCGCGATACCGGCCTTGCGGGCGAAACTGCCAAGCCGGGCATTTGCCAGTTCCATCTCGGAGGACAGACGGCCAAACCCGCGCGTGCCCGCCTCGCCGATCCCTTCCAACTCGGCCCGGACCTGACGGCCGCCTTCCGCGACAAGCCGGACACTGACCCGTTTTTCAGCCATGGCCATCTCCGATCTGTTCGTTGAGCTTGCGCACCATCACCGCCTCGATCTCGGGCAGAAGTTCGACAGCGATGAGGGTGTCGATCCCGAGGGCGTTGGCCATCGCTAGGGCCGCGCCCATATCCCAGCCCAAAACGGCGCCGGGGATCACGCGCAACTGGCCACCAAGACGGCCGACCAGATCCCATACCTGCCAGCCGTCTTCCGTTTGCGGCCGGTTCAGTCTTGCGGGGCAGTCGGGGCAGCGCCCCTCGCAGGCCGCGCAGTAGCGGTCGCCCCCGCCGAAGGACCATTCGGCAAGGGCGCGGAGACGTTTTTTTCCGCGTCCAGGATCAGACCTTTGGCAACATACTGGGTCTGGAACGCCTCAAAGACCGGCCAGATTTCCAGGAGGGCATCGATGCCCTCTGGCGAGACCGGGACAGCAACACCCGCGTCGTCACCTACCCCCTCCCAATCCAGCACCGCGCGCCGGGCCACTGCCTTGGCCATGGCCAGCGCCAGTTCTTCTTGGGTGGCGGTGTCCGGCAACGCTTCGATGGCCGCGTCGGCACGGGCCGAGACCATCAGCGCGGTTGTCAGCGGTGCTACCTGCAGGCGAAGGCCGGGGGCGAGGGTCAGCCACGACGGGGCTGCGGTCAGGTTCAGTCTGATCATGATCAATAGCTCACAACGGTGTTGACGAGGACGGCGGTGCACATGCGGGCGGGGCTGACGGCCTTGGCGGCCTGCCAGTCGAAGGTGGCCTGAATGCCTTGCGGGCCCGGGATTTCGATCCGGGGGCGCGGCAGGTAGACGGCGTGGGCGGTGAAAGTGAAGCTGGCGTTGGCCCCGAGGCTCCAGGCGAAGACCAACTCGCAGGGCGTGCCGTCGATAGCCTGCGTGATCATCGCTGTGTCGGCGAAGCGCACCTCGACCCGGCCTGTCAGCGCGGCCATCCCCGGGTCGGCCCCTTCGATGCGACCGTCCGAGCGGATGGTCTCGATCCGGTCCAGCCCGTTGGAATAGGTCACCTCGGCCGAAATGACATTGCCGAGCGGCGAGCCATTGCGGGTGATCGCTCCGTTGAAATGCCCGAACCGCTGCAGCGCGAGCGAGGTCGGCGTCCCTGCGGCCGTGGTGGCAGCGACGCTTTCGCCCTGCGCCACCAGTCGAGCGGTGGCGGTCAGTAGCCCCGACCGCGCCATTTGCCACGACAGCTGGTCGCAGACGCAGCCGGTGTACAGCGCATAGCGCGGCACTTCGGGCATCGCTGTTTCGATGGCCATGCTCGGCAGCGTCCAGTTGCCGGACTGGAAGGTGTGGGTCTTGGGCGTCGTGCCGGATGTGACCGGCGCGCCGAAGGCCGCCTTCAGCCACAGCCCGAGGTTCTCGACGTCGATCGGCACCACGACATCGCCATCGGCGGTGACCGCGTCCTTGATCGGGGCCAGCGGGTCGCGTCCCTGGCCCAGCAGTTCCGACGCGATCAGTGGCTGTTCGGAGCCGAGCGTGGTGCTGGCAAACGGCACCGTACGGTAGCCCGTCGCGGGCGCGGTGCCGTAGACGGATTCGAACGCAAGCGCCATCTGCGCCCGCGCCCCATGGGCTCGTGCCATCGTGTTCTCCTATCGTGATTGGGGTCAGGCCAGCGGATCGGCCGTGGAATAGTGCAGGATGACCGGGATCACCGCCGCCTTCAGGCTGGCGGCACCTTCGACCGGCAGATCGACCGGGCGCGGCGCTTCCGCCTCGACCCAATCGCAGAGGCCGCCAAGCGTGCGGTCGGCGGAAATCGCCGCGCCGATGCTGGCGCAGAGGGTGTCGAAAGCGACATCACGGGTGGCACCCTGCACGACGGCTTCAATCTCCGCTCTGTGCTGGTAGTGATAGCGCAGCGGCGACAGCGTGACTTCGGGATCGCCGGGTTGGCCATCACGCAGGATGATCAGCCCGCCTGTCGAGATCCGCTCGGGCAGGACCTCGTCGCGCAGGACGAGGGC